CACGTACTAAGAACGCGATCTTAGAGCTTCGCAACTGTCAAGCTTGAAACAGTTGCAATCATGCCCCTAAACATTTACCACCGCGCCATGTTCTATATGAACTGGGATAATTTCCGCCCAGTTTCCCTTAACCAACCTCGTCCACCTCCCCCTACCTTCTCTCGCGACTTCGAAAGTCTTCTTTCCTCCTTGGGCGATGTGCCCCCTCGTTTGCAACCCCTACGCCGGATGCTTGCCCACGCCTTTGATCGGCGTGTTGATGCTCCCACCCGTGCAGAATTGTGGCGTTCCATTCGGGACACTCTGATCATCGCTTGGGATCAGCTTAAGGCTGAGCTCATCGATTTTCTTTTCCTCGTCGGCCATGAGCTTCGCCGATTCCTCCTCACCTGGCTCTGCCCGGGTTTTGTCCAAGCAGCCCTCCTAGCCTGGGGAGCGAGCTGCCACTCTGCCCTTTCCGCAGGCATGAGCGCTACTATCCAGAAGTGCTCGACCATATCAACCGGCTCCCCACTTTCCCGGCTGATCTCCCTCCTCCCGAGCAGCACTCCCATATTTCTGACTGCTCTAGCCCTTCCTGTAATGGCAGCCTCCTCGGAGGTCTACCTTCACAATCGGATGTTCAACCATCCCAGGTTCCCCTGCCCCCGTCTGTCCTTTCATCTGCGCCCTCTCTCTGCCTCCCCGTCCCCGTTCCCAACAAAGGCCCTCCCAGCCACCTTGAGAGTGTCTATAATCTGTTTCCCTCCCTCGATCACTTGCACCGGCTTGACCACCAGAACTATGTTCAATTTGATTCCAGCTCCAATACTCTCAGCTGGATCCCTGGTGCTCTCGATGAATTCGACTCTGGTTTTTGCTACCTGGCGACTGTTCCTCCGGTCCATCGTGCAAACGCTGGTGAAAAGCTCGGATGTGCTCCTACTCTCGGCAGCCTCCTCACTTATCTTGGTTCCATTTATGAGCTTGCCGCGCATTGCGAGCTTCGTTTACCGCTCCAAGTCCGTGATGACGGCAAACTCCATGTGGGGCCGAATGGCACGTTCCCAGCTCAGGTCCCAGTTGACTGGCTTTTTCGTCGAGTTCTTGGCCGGTCTGCTCGTTACCTCACTCCTGCAGGTAACGCTATCAATGTTGCAGTAGATCTGCAACTCCATGCCATGATCTACGAAGCCCAGATCCAATCTTTCTCTGAGCTCCTCACCAATGGACAGATGCTTGTTCACGCGCATCTACCAATCTTTCATTTCAACCCTTCGGCCTACGTCTGCGACGCACCCGAGTCCTCTTTTTCCGTCTCATTGACTGAGACTCTCCCAGAGTTGAGCCTTCCTTCTCCTCGCAAGCAAAAACGCCGTCCTAAGGCGCCTTATCAATCACGCCGGGCTTTCTCGCCCCGCGTTAAGAAAGAGAGCACTTATGCTCCGAATCTCCTTCGTCACCGTAATCAAGCGGTCTCTCTTTCCAAACGTCCGGGTTTTTGCTGGACGTCCATTCTTCGCTCACTCCCCACCCGTGAGCGACTCGCCAGAGCCCGCGAAATCGGCTCATTCCCTTCTTCTGATTTTTTGCGCCTCTACTGCAAGACCCATCAAATCGTCCCCCGTGGCCGACTCGAGCTCGTAGACTCGGGTCACTACCACCTCTTCCCTTGCAACCGACCTTTCACTTTTTTCAACAACTCTCTTCCCGTCGGTTCTTCCCTTCTTTCCGGCCCCGGCGCCACCAACGCCTGGATTGACATTAACAACACCAATCATAAGGACGCTGTTGACGCTAAAATTGCGTCCGACCTTATGCAATCTTATGATGAGAACAAGCTGATCTGCCCTTACATGCTTGCTCCTTATCAAGCTGAGTACCTTGATCAGTTTGGTGTTCCTCATCTTCGGTCCGCCTCACGCACCCATGGTCATGCCGAGTTCAAAGGGGCCGAAAACTACTTCCTTTACCTCGACCTCCCTCCTCGCCTCTCCGGAGACTGCCTCTTTGTCTCCATTAAACAGTTCAAGTGGGAGAATGTTCTCACTAAAACCAAAGCCGGAGTCAGAGGTTCTTACCCCTCTTTTGATTTCTCCAAGGCTCCCCGCCTTAATTCAAGCTACCTCAGCAATCCCATCATCACTCCCGCTGACCGTAGTCGTTACATCCGAGGTATCCCTCTTCCTCCCCCTTCGGTTTTTGCTCCCACTCAAATTGTTTTGGCTGACTCCGCTCATTATCTCTCTCCTGGTGAGTTGGCCAACCTTTGGGAGCTTTACCCCACTCTCTCCGACGTTTATGCTGTCGTTTGCATTCCACCAGAAATCGAATACTTAGCTGATTCTCTATACCCCAAAAACTACACCATCAGCTATTTCGACGACGCCGGCAATTGCTATGACGGCACTAAACAGCAGGATCGCAAACTTTGCACCAAGTTCGCCTTCCGTTTCACTCAAAACTCTTCCACGTTCTACGAACAACCTCTGGCGTGCTTGAGCTTCCTCAAAATGAATGCCATTCACTATGGCTCTGAAATCATCGGTGTCGAGCGCCTACACTCCATTGGCCCTCAACATCTCCTTTGCTTTACTCGCGGACTCAAAAATCCAAAGTCCGTCGACTTCTTCCATTGCCCCTCTGTCATCAAACTTCCCCCCCTTTGCCCTGGCGAGGCACCTCTCAATCAGCCATTCATTCCCTTGAAAGTGTATCGACAGGTTCTTTTCCATGCTGAATCTTTGAACAATTATCAGCCAGTCGACACCACTGCCAAGGTTCGTACTCACATCGCACAAGATGAATGGGCCATTCCGACCCAATCGGCTCACCAACTCATCCGCCTTGTCCGATGGTTCCACTCTTCGTACCACCCCTCCCAGGTTGACATTCAACCCAGATGGTACACTCACCTTTATGAGTGGATTCACAGTGCTCTCAAGCGCTTTTTATATTACATTGGCTGCCCCTCCGTGTACCGCTTTCTCTACCGTGATCGCCTTCTGCGTGATCGCCTTGTTGAGATAGCTGAGCAGCCTCGCTTCACCATCTCCTTCCCCCTCAAACCTTGCCACGTCACTGTTCAACCTTGCAAGTATTTCCACCTTGGGTCCAATGTCAATTACCACCCCAAGCCTCCTCCTAAGGTGAATGATGATGATGACCAATCATCAATCAGTCCATCCGACTCCGCCAGCAATGCTCCCTCCAACAACAACAACGACAACAACAACAACAACAACAACAACAATAACCCGCCTCCTGGCGGCCCCTCTGGCCCTGCTGGTCCACCAAATGACCCACCTCCTCCTGCTGCTTCACAGCCCATTCCTTCTTCCTCCAAAGTAAAGGACTGGCAAAAATTCAAACCTCGCACTCAATTCGAAGACGACCTTTCGGAAATGCGTCAAGAACTCCGAGCAGCTCAGAAAATTGCTGATGCTGCGCGTGCATTTGATGCCGTCGCCTTTGAAAAGGCTCACCGCCCCAAATTTGTTCCTGTTGATCCACAGGACGCTGAGGTTATTCAGTCCATGGTCGATGCCCCTCTTCCTCCAGCTCGCCCACTACCCAAAACTCCGCTCGATAAGGGCAAATCCAAGGCAGTTGAGAAACCTGGACGGTCCCTGCCCTCCTTCCCAAAACCCAAATCAGAGTGTGACAGCCTGGCTCATGCTAAGTGCCTCGACATTGACTGCCAACAGCACAACATTCAAAATTCCTCTGATAATATCATCCTTTGCAAGGCTGGTCACCCTTTCTCTTCCTCCTCTAATCGCAACACTTGCCATCTTTGCTCCGGCAAGAAAACCAAACTGCACGTTCGCACGGTTCATGATCTCGCCGGCGAGGCTAATTTCGTAGCTCGTGTGCAGTTTGATCCCTCCCACCTTCGTAATGCTGAGTTGACCTCAGTCCACAATCATCCCACCAGGCAACTTGGTCGTTACCTGGGTCCCCCCATCCAAAGTCGTGCCCCCACTGCTCCAAAACCCAACACCAACTTTCTACCCCGTCTTCAGTACTACACCATTGATGAGATGCGAGCTCAAGACATCAACGATGACGGGTCTCCTTCCATGGCAATTGAGGATCACTCCCTGGGTGTTGATCGTATTGGATCCGATCATTACCCTCCCCACGACTGCCTACTCCGCGCCCTTTCTTCCTCCTTTTCTATTTCTCCAGTGGACCTCTGGAGTACTCTTTGCAGAGTGGCACCAGCTGAATCTCTTCGTGGTGCTTATCTCGGTTCCGGCCTCACCACCCATCACGCTCATTTGCTTGGCCTCGTCTACAACAGGCGAATCATCATGCGTTACCCTCTTGGCGGTGCGGGTTTCTATCCAGTTCTTGGAAAACTCCGCAATTTCAAGGATGTTGTCGCTCTTCAGTGGACCCCCGGACCGGAAGCTGGCCACTTCACCTCCATTAACATTGAGGACGTCGGTGGTGCTGTCGGCTACGAGTACTCTCAAGCCAAGCACAACTCTTCCACCTACTGCTCCGGAGCTAGCAGTGAATTCCTCAAACCCGTTCTGCATTCTTTTCGCCAGATCCCCGACATTGAGTTCAAAAAATGGACACCTTGCCGCAAGCGAGCCAAGGTTTTCTACCAATGCTGGCGTGAGCAGCAGGTCGGGGTTCAATTCCACGTCGCCACTGAAATGATGGGCAAAATGCCTCACGAGATCACCAACTATCTTGACCAGTGCGACGTCCTTGATGTTCAAGTAGCTGTTCTCGAAGGACTCTGGGGTAGCGGCAAGTCCGCTCCCGCCATTAATATCTTGCAGCGCCACACAAGTCGCTTGCTCCCTCCCGACTTCTTGTTCGGCTTTCCCCGTGTCTTCCTCCGCGACGATACCAAATCAAAATTCAAACTCCAAAAATATCAAAACCAGTGTTTTCGAACCTGGGAGCATGCCTTGGCCAACCAAGCCGCTCTTGCTCTATTTGACGAGTTTTGCCTCTTTCCCCCAGGCTACTTTGATTTCTTTTGGCTTTTACAAGTCAATCGTCGCAATCGCTACATGATCCTCCTTGGCGACCGCAATCAAGGCACTTGGCAACCTGAACCCGAGAACGTTCGCCGAGCTTCTTCCATTCTGACTCTTCCCCAGAATGTCAACATCTTTAAAGGCTATGCTAGCACATATCGCCTTTACACCTATCGATTGCCTCAGGAAGTTGCTCATCGGTTAGGCGTTCACTCACTCTCCAAAGAACCCGGTTCAATTGAGTTTTACCGGTTCCTTCCACCCAGCCGCCGTGGCTACACTATCCTTGTGCCCGCCATCGAGAACAAAACCTCACTCGTTGGTCAGGGCTACAAGGCCTTCACCTACACCGAGGTTCAAGGCGCTGAATTCGACACAGTCTATGTACTTCTAACGACTGCCACTCTCTTAGTTGTTAGCCCTGAAGCTCTGCTCGTTGCCGTCACCCGCGCCAAGAAAAGGCTTGTTTTTGTAAGCCAACTCACACCTGCCCAGGACCTCCAAATTCCAAATCACCCCATCCTGGGCCCTCTCGTCGGCATGGCTCCACCCGCCTCTCCTATCAACCTCTTTGGCGGACGCCTTGACGATGTCACTTTGACTCTACCCAGCACTCTCACCCACGTCGCTGGCGCTGGAGTTTCCGCCTCCGAAGCGCTTTGCAGGTGGTCTAACGATCGCCTTGACAATCTACCCGCTTCTTTCCGCGCGAATGCACCGATCATCATGGAGTATTACACCTCTGATCCTTGTCCCACTGACTCCCCAGTGCATGATGAGCTTGTTCGCACTCACCTCCCTTCTGGCATTGATCCCCACAACATGCTAGAAGCTGAACTTCCTCTCCCGCGTGAATCATTAGAGATGAATTACGCTGGTTTGATGAGCGCTCAATTCATCGAATCAAATAAAAAAGGCCAGTTCCCTTCCGTGGCCAACATTTTTCCAAAACAGACCTCCAGCACGGATCCCACTCTCATGATGAGCGCTGTTGACACCCGTTTTATCTTTGCCAAACCAGATGCCAATGATCAAGAGTTTGCAGAGAAAAGATGGCTAGGTCCTCTTCTCTTTGAACGTTTTCGCTCCTACCTTGGCCTCAGCGAAACTGGCTATGAGTTCGACCCTGAGTTATTCGTCATGTCAATCATTGAAACTCTGGCTGTCAAACTCGACAAACCCATCGCAACTATTTGGAACAACATTGACCGCTCTGAACCCGAGTGGTTACCGAACTACATGCATGCATTTGTCAAGTCACAATCCAAGGCTAAAGCCGAAACCTGTGTCAATAAATTCCGACTCAGCGAAGAAGACTCCACTGACGGAGGTAAACTTGCCGCCAAAGCAGGCCAACCTCTAGTCACTTCTGCTGACTTCAACGTTCTCAAATTCGGCCCCTGGACTCGTTACATGCGAAGCATCCTTTATCGAGAAATGCGTTCCAATGTCTACATTCATGGAGGAAAAACGCTCGTCCAATTGGACGAGTTTTCAAAAAAATTTTCACAACCCGGTGATGCTTCCACCTGCGATTTCACCGCTTACGACCAATCATGCCGCGCTGAGACTCTCTCTTTTGAGCTCTGCCTTTTTGATTTCTTTTCTCTTAGCTCTGAATTTCCAGACGCTGTTTTCCTTTATTTCTTCATCAAAACTCACATGTTCACACAATTTGGACCCTCAGCCATAATGCGATTCACTGGTGAATTCGGCACCTATGACTTCAACACCTGGTACAACATTGCCTACATGTCTTTCCGTTTTCTCCTTGACGAACGTTCACCTGATGAAGCTTCAGCCTTCTCTGGCGACGACTCTATTTTCTTTTTTGTTCTTAAAGAACGACCTGATTGGACCAAGTGGTCTCGTCATTTTGCCCTGGTCGGTAAGCTCTTCATAGGTCCTTCCAAGGACTTTTGCGGTTGGTGGCTACTTCCCTGTGGCGCCGTACGCAATCCTATTCTTCTTGCTCTCAAGATCGCCTTCCGTGAAGCTCGAAACGATCTTGCTGATTGCCTCGACTCCTACTTTCTTGAGGCTTTATTCGCCTACAACCATGGTGACTCTCTCACTGATCACCTTGATCCTCTTGCTCTTGAGGCTCAGAGTTGGGTCATCCGATTCTGCCACACTCACTCCCACATGGTCCCTCATCTCAGTCTCATCCAGCAAGATTTTTCCCGAGTTAACCTTCAGCTCACAAATGCGCCCGCGCGCATCATTAAGTCATTGATGCCGAGGTTATCTTCTCTTCAGTTTTTCCCCTATAAGGGTTAAAATTTTTCTTTCCAGAGTTTAAGTTTCCCTGTAATAACGTTCAATCTCTACTCTTTCCATTCTAATTAGTACCATCAATCATGACCAACGACGTCTCCACCGCCGACCTCACATCCACTGCTGCAATTCAGTGGGACATCATCCCAATTGTCGAGGCCCTTGAGCTCGACAAAACCGACAAACCTGTTGGCAAAGCTCTTACTGAGCTTGACAACCTCACTGCTCGACTTAAAGGTCGAGCTTACGCCGAAATTATCGGCGACATCACTGTTTCTCTCGAACCTGATGTTGCTGAACCCAAAATTCTCACTGTCTGCGCCATTCCAAACTCCACCACAGCCACTTCCGCTCCTGGCACCCGCCAGAATATGATTGCCTGTGGAGGCGTTACCCTCATGGCTCTTACCTCAGTTGCTCCTGTGCCCAAGCAACTGACACTACTTCCGGGCATTTCCAAAATTCTCAAAGGCGCTGACTCCACAGCCACCGTCCTCATCGGCTCGCCCCCCCGCATTTATTACATGGGGCCTTCCAAATGCATCTTGCGCGTTTCTTATAACGTCAAGATTCATGGAGTCGACTGGATTAAGCCTTTCTAGGATGAGGACGACGACGATGACACTTCTTCCGAGGCGTCTTATCACAACGCTAGACGTCACCGTCGTCAAGCTAACGTCTACATTCCTTCCTCCGCCTCTTCCACTGTTCGTGCTCAGACAGCCCAAATCACAGCCATCTCTGCACAACTCCAATCTATTTCTCAGCCAGTTGCCGCTCAATCGCAACCTTCCACTTCCCGAACTGACCTCAACTCTCTTCTCCAACAGTTCGGTGACATTTTTTCTTCCTCTTCTTCTCCATCCCAGCCAGCTGCCGCTTCATCGCAGCCTGACGTTGAACCCCCACCTTCCCGTCAGCCTACTCCTATCCAAATCGTTCCCATGCAGCTTCTCTCCCCTGCTGCTACTGAACCTGAAACTCTACATCCGGTGGATCCTTCTTCTCTCCCCTCTTCCGACCCAGCCTTCAGAATTCATGTCTCTCCCATACACGCTGATGAATCTACTGTCGATCTAGGTTCCTATTACGCTGCTTTTCATGACCATTCCTTTTTCTTCGATAATCTAATCACCGAGCCTGACCGTTGTCAGATCGCTAATACTTTACCCACCTCCATTGAGGTTTGTTACTCTTCTTCCGCCCTTGCCATCTATTCTGGGAGCACTTTACTTTTCCGATACTACGCCAATTGCTCCATTTGGGTTGGTGACAATGACAACATTCCTCCAAACCAACATTTAGACCTCCCACCTAATTTCTTTCATTCTTCTCTTGGCCGACGTCTTTCTGTCTCCCCTAAATCTATCACTCAACAAAGCAATCCCTGACTCCAGGTTTCATGTTTACCTTTCCATGTCTTCCCCCGCTTGCAACCTAACCGCAAGTTTTGTCTGATTCTTTCTCTCTCCATTCCATTCCCCGTTTCTCTGTGCGGAAG